ACCACCACATAATAAATTTAGTTCACCAAATCTAATGCCTTGTAGTTTTTCATTTAGTCCATTCCATTGATAAGGAATACTTTCTACTTCTTCATCATTTAATAGTAAGTCTTTAGTATCTGAACCTTGAATAATACCTTGTGGTGTATATGCTTTAGCTTCCCACATGGCATCTATAATTTTAGAACCTAATCCTTTTTGTAATAAATCACTTGCATCTTTTTCTTGTAGTTTTGCAATCTTAACTTTTCTTACTGGTAAAATATTTGCACACTCAATAGATGCTTTGTTTCCTGCTTCATCATTATCAAACATCAATACAATGTTTTCAAATTTAGATAACCATTCTAATTCTCTCTTAATATATTTCTTAGCACTTGCAGAACCACTAGGTACTGATACCACTGGATAACGATTGTTCTGCATTTGTGATACAGACATTGCGTCAAGTTCACCTTCTGTAATGATAATATTCTTACCACCATCTCTCCACAAGTGCTGACCAAAGAGGGAAATATTTGTGGTATCTCCAATCCATATAAACGACTTATCAGGAAACCTTAAATGCTGTGCTACTTTGTTGTAATCTTTGTCAAAGTAATTAGCGATATGGCAATTCTTACCATTGTATGTTCCAGTCTCATATTTAAAGACTTTACAAGTTTCACTGTTTAATTTTCTTTTAGGTAATGCTTCTGTTATTCCACTTATCATATTTATATTTTGTTTCGTTGTGGCAACTTTAGGAAGTTCGCCATGAGTTTTTTCGTAGTTGTGGCAACCAAAACAGTAGGTATGGTTTAGGTAGATAGCTAGGTTGTCTCGGCTACCACAATTTTCGCAAGGTGCATGTCTTATGAAAGTGCTAGAGTTCTCCTGCATCTTTCATTTCCTGTATGTCTCCATCAGTGACAGTGCTATCTGCGAATTTGTATCCTTTAATATCTTCGTTTAATAAATATTCTCTGACATTAAAGTTAGGACATGTTTTTCTTTCATCAAGTTCATAATGTCCTACAATTCTTGCTTCAGGGTATTTAATTACTAATTCTTCTAGAACTTTCTTTAAACTTTCCCATTGTTCTCCTGTAAAATTATCTTCAGGTTGTTGCCAATCTTCTTCTTTAGCACCACCCACTACACATACTGAAGTTGATATGTGATTATAATTTTTTACATGTGCTTGTACTCTTGCATAACCAATTTTTAACCAACCTCTTTCTCTGTGCCATCTATCTATTTCTTTAGCACCTATTTTTTGTGAAGGTCTTGTTTGTGAACAATGCACAACAATGTATTTAGTTTCTAGTCTTGCCATTTTTTTGTGTTTCCTTTATTTCGTTTAACCATTCGTCAGGTATTTCTTTTTTAGTTGATTGTACGCAGTGATATTTAAAGCCAAACATCTCACACCATTTGCCATAAGTTGTTTTGCTTTTCTTACCAATTTTGTTTTTTGAATTAGAAAAAATAAATCTAATATCCAATTTTGGATTTTGTGTTTTAATCAGCTTCATCTTTTTTCTGTCTGCTGAATTAAATGCACCTTTAGTTTCTATAATAATATTTGAATTTGAAACTGGAAAGTCAGGTGTATAAGTTCGTTTCTGTTCAGGGCTAGTAAAAGTTATTTTTAAACCTTCATAAACAAAAGAACATTTGTTTTTGTTTAAGCAGTTGTAGACAACTTCTTCTAACCCTGATTTGAGGAAAACAGATTTAGAAATCTGAACTCGTTTGAACTTCTGTCTGTACATCTGAGTTAGTTTCGGCTTTGTAGCCATCTTCTTTTTCAAAAGGTATATCTGATTTACCCTCTACAAGTTCTAAGACTTGGATTGCTTTCATTCTAGCTGTGATACCTGCTCCAAATGGTGCATAGTAAGGAACTAATTCGTAAGCAACTTTTATCTTAGACCCACCCCAAATTTGTTTAGTCATTGGGAATGGTTTCTTATCGGCATCAAGTATTTGTGGTCTTTGAGTAAAACTTTCTTTAGTTTTCTTATTGACCCCTGATGCTTTTAGTTTAAAGATGAAGAAAACATTGTTTCCTTCTACGTTGTATCTTGGGTGAGGTGCTTCTTTTACCTTTTTACCTTTATTGTCTGCAATCGCTTTTTTTAGACTGTCTGCCTGTGCATCATTAAATAATTTAATCATGTCGGTAGCATCTGATTTAGCGACTTTTAAGGTCACCTTATATTCACCTGCTTCGTTAAACTTAACGTCAGGTTTATTAAGATGAGGGTAGACTGCTTCACCCACAACACTAACGTGTGTTGTTAGTTTTTGCATAGATATTCTCCTATATGTTAGTCTATCTAATAGTGGTACTTAGATGCACAAGTGCATGTATTTATATACAAAAAAACACAGATTGTTTCACTAAGTCTAAATTAAGGTCTCCCTTTTTAGGCATTTTAGGAAATTTCTTCTGATTTTTTTTTGATAACATTGCATACATTTCATCAGCAAAATTCTTCAATACATCTTTTTGATATATCTCACAAAATGCTTCTCTTAATGCCTTACCCATTAGATGACTGTCACTAGCTACACACCCAAAACTGTCATGTATCATACTAAAATTATCTACACCCAGTTCTTTAGCTTTTACTACAGCTAATTGTAACACTGCTCCATCATTAGCATGTATAAAATTAGGACATATACCTAGACTTGTAGCCCTTTTTGATATGTTAGGGGTATCATGTGCTACTGAAAGTTTAACAATACTATCACCCATTTGTGTCTTAACTCGTCTGCTTTCTTTTTCATAACAAAGCATTTGAATAGGTGCATTTAATGGTGAAGTCCAACTTACTGGTAAATTTTCTGATGCAACCAGTTTAGCTATATCTTTTAAGAACTTCATTATTTCTTTAGCACCAACAATTATCTCATTAATACTTTCCCACAATACAGGTGTTAGCCAGTTTGTTGCTTCAAAAATACCATCTTCTCTGTCTGATACTTTAAATATATCTATAGATACATTTCGTTCATTTAATTGTTTTTTCATATGGTCTTCAATATATTTTCTGCATGAAAACTTTGTCAATGAATAAGGTAAACACATCACTGGTTTCTTACATAGCTTCCTATCTATTCCATACTCTAACCACTTCTTAGCTAGTGGGTCATCTTTTATATCTCTAAGTTTCATAATTAGTTTTTGTGCAACTAAATTATAAACATCATTAGGTTTATTAGATGGAACTAAATTAGTAGCTTTGCCACCAATAGGGTCTCTCATCATTGCTGAATAATGCTGTAGTCCTGAGTTAGAACAATCAGCTTGTATAGGCAATGTAGTTATAAACTCAGGTGAGTAATTGCTTTCTGCAAAATCTCTATATTCTATAGCCCATGCAAGAAAACAATATGGTTTATCTGCATCACACCACCATGTATTTTCTAGTGGATTGTTAGCTGACGCAATAATTTTTTTTGAATTATCTTGCACCCATTGTTCTCTAACTGGCAACTCCATTTTATCTACTTCACCATACAAGTTTGCACCTGCAATGTTGAATGTACTTACACTGTCACCTTTACCCATTCGCTTACCAAATTTAAATTTAAGTAATGCTCTTGAATAATCTGCTGATTGTGGTGAAAGCAATGCAGGTTTAGGATAAATACGAAATCTAAAATCAAATTGATGTGGATAAAAGAAACCACCTTTATCTAACAACATACTTGCTTCTTCCATAATTAGTCTAACTTGAATAAATTTAGACATAGATTGACCTATAGCTTTATGTACTTGTTGTGCTTCTCGCTTCCATTTAATTAATGCTTCTTTGTTTGTTTTAATGTCAAATGGTTTAGGTGGTAACTCAGTTGATTGTGGATTGACTGGTAACTGACCTAAATTAAAATCATTATCCATACATGTTTTAATTAAATCATAAACAGGTTTATTAATAACCCATTCCGTTTCTTGTATAATATTTACACTGTCATAAACAACTGGCATCTCATGTACTTTGTTATTTAATTCTTCTAAATATCTTCTATTACTTGCTTTTACTAGATTGTAATGCATGTGCTATCTCCTCAGGTTTGTTTTCAAAATTATGTTTCTTACCATAGTACCCACCAATAAAAGGTGAAGTCCATTTTCTAGGTGGCATAAGCATAGGTAAATACTTAGGAAACAATGCTTCATTTTTAATATTAAAGTTTTTTATTTCTTTAATAATTTTTGGTGTTGGTTGTACGTATGTGATTGTCTTGGTCTTATTAAGTTTCATATTGCCTACCTTAACAAGTCCTAAGAGTTCACATAAATGTATCATCTGAACACCTAAATGCAGTCTATGTTCTTTAGTCCAATCGTCAAATTGAAGTTCATGTCTATTCATACAATAGACCCAAACATTCTTTTTATACTGCCATCTATTAGTTTTCTGAGGTACGTTCTTGCCTTCTAATCGTTTAGATACCTGCTCATATTCCTTCTTTTTTTGGTCTTTAAATAAGAGTATTCTAGCTTCAAGCATTAACGCATTGCCTATAATAATTGATAATTTATTAAGGGTGCAATCACTGGAAATACCATCAATTACATTCTTTAAAATAATCAATGAACAAGTGTCAAATATTGCCTGATTATTAGACATTTTTTTAGTGTCTTCATTAAAAGCACTTTTAGGTAAACACTGCACTATTTTTTTAATAGCAATATGGTGTGTTCCTACTTGTCCTGTATCTATTTTTTCTACCTTCAAATGGATTAAACTAGAGAGTTTATCTATGTATTTTTGTTGGTGAAATAGACCATACATGGTCGTACTTTCTTGCTTCTTAGCTTGTGCTTCGGTGACTAAATGTTTGTATCTATCAATACCACCTCTAATCATCTTTTCTTCAAATTCTATTTCTTCCTGTATTTTCTTTGTGTAGTCTTTTGTATCCTTAAATTTACCACCTACACCAACCTTAACTAATTCAGCTAACTGTTGTTGTAGTAAATTATCTTGTGTATTAGACATAATGTGAACATCTCCTTACTTTTTGTATGCACTTGTGCCTGTTGCACTGGTTCTGTTGCATTTGCCACGAAACCAATGCACAACTGCATATACTTGGTTTTTAAAAAAAGGTGTTGCTATTAAAGAACAATACTACAGCAGTGCATATAAATTTTATGGAAGTAGTTTCTAAGACCATTATCACTGTATCCTAAGACCAGTTTTCCTTTAATAAGTCTTTTATTATCTAATTCCTTTTTAATGCAATGCAACATTCCACTCATAATGCAACACCTTGTGCAACTAAATTAACCCAATAATTGCTTTTGGTGGGCGAGAAAGGACTTGAACCTTCACTTCTCTCGAAATCAGTTTCTAAGACTGACGTGTCTGCCAATTTCACCACTCGCCCAACTTTTGAAATGTAATTAGCAGTGTTCATTTATTTAATCAACCCTTTAGAGTTATGACCAATTAAAGAAACAATGTTACTATCATTAATACTATTTACAGCTTCCCTTAATGCTTGGGGTGTTTCTTGTGCGTAGTATTTTAATACAGTTTCAATGCTTATCCCTGCAAGTTTAGATATAACTTTTACAGGTGTTTTTGTTTCGCATAATCTTGTTATAAATGTGTGCTTCGTAGCATAAGGTGTAAAGTTTTTTATCTCTAATAACTTTCCATATTTTTCAAAAAAAGTTCTCATACTTCTTACAGTTACATTCGGAAATAATTTTCTAGATTTATGTGCTATTGCAGTTTCTCTATACTTAACAGCAATGTTATAGGCAGTATTATTTAAAGGTAAATCACCTGACCATTGTTGTGTTTTGTGTCGAAAAAAATTAATAGTTTTATGTTTATAATCAATGCAATCAATGTTGTATTGTGGGTCAAAAAATTCAAATTGCAATCTTGCACCCAAACCATTTATTAAAAATTGCATTGCATCAGCATGTTCTTCATCATTGTTAGCATAAGCTAATTCCATAATTCTAGCTTCGTCTTCTCTGCTAATTGGTTTCTTACTTTTACTTTCTATGACATGCAAATTACTCCAACCCATATCTCTAACTCTTACATCAGGATTAAGTAACTTGGATTGTTCTAACATACGTTTAGATATAGCTTCTCTAAAAGTTTCTCTTAATACAGAAAGTCTATGATTAGTTGTCCTGTTATTAAAAGTTGCTAGATTGTTTGTTGGTCGTTCTTCAATAGTCTTCTTCATGTAATTTACAAAGCCATTGTAGTGTGCATCAGTTTGCATTTCTGCCAATGTAATTGTAGGTGGAAAATAATTTAATATGTCTCTGATATATATTTTTATATTAGTTACATTGTTTCCATTCTCCCATTGCTTTTTAAATGTCATATCTAAACATTCTTTTAATGTACCTTTAGTAATGGATTTTTTGCCTTGTTTACGACTATGATAATTAGCAGGAACTAATGCTTCATTATGTTTTTCTTTTAGCTTTATAGCTTCTGCAAGTGCCTTCTTAAAAGATGTATCACTTGTATCATTTAGTTTAATAGTATCATACGCACTATCTTTTACTTGGTTGCCATCTACTATCATCTTTTTTCTTGTATGCACTTCCAATGTATTACCTCTCATTCTAATACCTGAATGCAATTTTAGTATGGCTTCTCGACTTATATTACTCATTCAACTCCTAACTCGCAGTCATTAATTTATTACTACTAAAGACTGTCGGTATAGTTTCCTGCGTTGAACCTAAAAAGAACTTTTGTAGTTTTTTACCTTCACTTGTTAATTCAACATACGTATATCTCTTATCTTCTGCGAATGGATTATCAGTATATTTAATTAAATTTAGTGTCTCATGTAGATATGTCAGTGTTCTACTTAATGAAGACTGATTAATACCTTTACCTAAAATATTATTAAAATGATAAGAAATACTTTCAGTAGACATCTCGTTATCTTTTAAAATTAATATTATTTGTAGCACTGCAATGTAATGATTTGGTACACCATTAGTATGTAGTGTCTTGCCTTTACGTTGTTCTACCTTCTTAATGTAATTTAAGAAGTGTTGTGTGAACATTAAACTAAAGACTGCTTTTTTGTATTGGTCTTTCATACTTCTTCTCTCTACTTTCTAGTTTTATAATGTTAGCAGAGGTATGAGTTTCTGTTGTTACTTTAGCTAGTGCTATTGCAACATTAGTTTGAAACTCAGGTTCAGTAAGTTCTACGTCTCTAACATCAAGATATTTAATAAGTTTATCAAAGCTATATCTGATACACACATCACCTATTTTTAATGCTCTAGATTTTTCGTATTCGTTACTGACAAGGTTTTTCTTTGTAATGAAAGGTAAATTTTTTGTATTTTTTAAAGTCTTAACTTCATAACTGAAGTCATCAACACGTCTTAAAAAAGACCGACATCTGACTTTGTGAACTACCTTACATACTACCATTGCTACTACCATTATTATTTTATTTATTATTGTATTCATCTTAACTATATTCCTTACTTGCACAAGTGTTTATTATTAATGTGAGACACTTTCGAAAAAATAGATAATCAATATTGTGCTAATCAACCCTACCTAGATTTTGTGCCTGTGTATCTATTATAGCACACCATATTGATATACCAATAGAACAACTATAGAACATTGTAATTTAATTACTTGGGTATAAAACTGTATATACCTAGTAAAGCAAATCTTCAATGGTCTCAGTGACAACTACAATACTGTACTCTTTTACGTCAGTTTTGTTATTATTAAGTGTTTTCTCAGCACTCAATAATGCCTTACCTAAATGATTGAACATTTTAGGTGACGTAGCAGTTTCCAGTATTGGTATTTCACCTTCAACTATGCTTACTTCTGCCATGTTGTTTCCTTACGTTAGAACAGCTAAAAAGCTGTCTTCTTGGGTTTGGAAATGGAATTATTTTAGCAGTAGGTTTTAAGCTATTTCTAACTCTAGCCACTACTTTCAACAACTCGTCAGTCAAAATGTCATGTGGTTTAAATAAAAGTAATTGTTTTGCCATTATTTATTACTCCTATTTCTCCACATATTTACTGGGTCTAAGCCAAAATCAGCATCTACTACGTTGTTTCTTTTTAGTTTATATGGATTTTTACTATCACTTGGGTCTAATACT